TAAGAAATTATCTTGTATATAAATTAGTTTCTTCAAATTGTAATAGTATTTCTTTTAGTTCGATACTCTGGATCATTGTAGTTTGGAATATCAGGTGCAGTATCTGGGTTAAAGTTTGGATCTGGATAATCTTTCCAACTTTCACCTTCATATTCAACATACAATGGGTTTACATCTTTTCTTGCTGCATATACATGGTAAAAACAATTCACAGGCATTCCACCCTGTGCTTGTAAGTAAACAAATTCATCATCCCATCTTTTTACAATCACATCTTGATGAGCACCAATCGGTTGCAACTGAACTGATATACTTTCAATATCAACAAGATCTTTCCAATAATCTGGTAACTTTATTATCTTCTCACCTCTAACTCTTCCTCTATGATAGACACCAACCTCTGGGCCTTCAATACAAGCATATCTAAGTCTCCATCCATCTTTACTTGGGTGTTTGATATCAAAAGGTTTTGGTGAAGCATCTGCTGCTGCGAATCTACTTGCAAGTCTACCTTTGTTACCACAATCTGTAGACCCACTTACATATAAATCACCTTTAATATAAACTGCATCAACTGAACTACCACCACTAACATATAAACCATTAGCAGTTCCACCATCTCCATCTATAGTTTGATTACCCTTTAAATTTACAGAGAGACTTGTTCCAGCAGTATCTTCTCTACCTACCATCAAAGTCGCAGTAGCATCAGAGAAAGCATCTGGTTTTCCAATCTGAGTATTACCTTGAATATATGTAGAATGATTTATTTTAGATAATCCTACTCCTAAAGCATTAGGAACTACTTTTTTTGCAGCAACTATAAGTTGCCCACCATATGCGAATATTTCGTCGAATGAAAATGCCATATTAAATACTCCTTGTGTCTATTTTTCCTGGTTCTGGTAATTTATCTTTCGTTAATGCACGAGAGACTCCCTCTAAAAGAGGTGTTAATATCTGAGTTCCAAGACTACCTCTGATAGTCATCAAACCTGATGTCATAACTTTACAAGATTGCTTTCCATCTATTGTAACATTTTTTGAGTCAAGTTTCAAGGTCTCATTTGCGTTCGCCCAAAGAACACCATGTGGAGAGTTACCATTAGCAATAAGTTCAATATCAAGAGCTTCTAGTTTGATCTTTCCTTTGGTTGCTTTTATGTTTATGTCACCATTTTTTGAAAGAATCATAACTCCGATTTGCTCCTGAGTTAAATCATCACCACTATGAATAAAAGTGGAACCAGGTGCACTCATTAATGTATAACCAGTTCTTGGGCCGTCTTCATCAAAACACATAAAGTGTCTTCCATCTCGTGCCTCTATCGCAACACTAGAAGTAACATCACCCTCTGGGCTGAGTTTACCAAAAGTAATGCTGCCATTCATGGCACTCCATACTTGATTCCAAAAATTCTTTTTAGCAGTCATTAGTATCCTCCTCCGTAGCCACCACCGCCACCACCGCTAGGTGTGCTTGGTGTTGATGGTGCTGGTGTTGATGGTGTTGATGGTGCAGGGGTAGACGGTGTTGAGTAACCACCACCAGTTGCAGGTGTTGTGCTTGGTGTACTTGTTGATGGAGTAGATGGAGCACTTGTTGGTGTAGTAGAGTAACTTCCTCTTGTGGGGGAACTTATAGCTTCTATAGTATCCTCCCTAGTTTCAGGTTCCTCCCTCTCACTTGCGGTAACTGTGCTAACAACATCTAGTGTCTTTTGAAGACTTGAGAGTTGAGTATCATAAACTATGATATTAGTTCCAGATGTTTTTTGAGATGTTCCTGCGTATTTAATACCATTTACAAAATAAACATTTCCATAATAAGGTTTACCATCAATGTAACCATTTATATTTAACCCAACAAGATCAAAGACTTGAACAAGATCTGCTTGAGTTACCACTGGATCCACTGGTTGTGGATCACGAATAATATCAAAATTAGGAACAAAAGATGCATTCAATCCAGTTTCTGTATTCATTCTGATTTGTGGCAACTCTGTAAATCTACCTCCTTTATCTACTGATACAGATTTTATCTTTCCAAAAGGATCACAACTATATGAAAGAGTTGTGCCGTTACTTGGTATTACTTCTAGTATATCAACACCGCAATTATGATTGAATCCTGGATTTGTGACAGTCACTCCTGTAAGTTCTAAAACAGCAGGATATTGAGGAACTGTTTGTGGTGGTGGAAGATAACCTTGACCACTATCTTTAACAATAACTTGAATAACAACACCAGTTAAATCATCAGTTCCTAATACTGTTTGAAGAACAGCACCACTACCATTATTGCATGGATCAATTACTTGAACTTGTGGGGGCAAGTTATATCCAAACCCACCACTAACAAGATCAACTGCGATTAAATTACCATTTACATCTACAACTGGGTTTGCACTTGCTCCTACACCACCACCTCCAAAAAATTTAAGTTTTGGTGGCCCACAAGGTTGATCACCAGTTATACAAGGATCAGATCGAAGTAAATTTTTGGGAGTTAGTGCATTAACTTCACTAATTGTCAAAAATCTAACCTTCTCATCACCATCAATAAAAACAAACTCTGTATCTGGATTTAATTCTGCATATGTATTTGCATCAGAAAGTGATACGTTTTGAACGTATCCATCAGTTTCGCTGATGTATCCTACTTTAATATTATCGAATGAAGTTTGTGATATTGGCATTATTGTAGACTCTCTTGAACTGTATCAAATATAGTGAGATGAGGAGTTGTAGTGTGTGCTATGCCAACCATCTTAACTATTGATCCATCTTCCCTTTGATGAATATGGAAATCACCATAGTAAGGTTGACCATTTACATAACCAACAAGATTAGTTAGGTCTGTTACTCTTGATTTTGGTTTAGCAAATATTTTCTTAATTGTAACACCTTGTTTGCTAGAACTCAACTTCTCTGTGCTAGTTCCATATGATCTTCTTTCTCCAACCGACTCTGATGCATTTTTAGCAGATTCAGCGACTGATGAAGTGTTAGGTTTACCAGATGATCCACCACCACTTTGCATTGTATGCTCATCATTTGGTGAACACTCAGGATCTGGGTCACAATTAAATATTTTAGTTATTGAATTAACAAATCCTAATGCACTTGTTATATCAAAATTCATACCACCTAATGCACCTAAACCTAAACCACTAGGTATCATACCAGCAAGAGAAGCTCCTCCACCAGCAATGGCACTTAATATTCTTGGATTGATTGATGCAAGACTACCAGCAGCAGAAATTAAATCTGGTATATTACCAGATCTAATTGCTTCAAAAGCATTTCCCATTCCAGTTAAAAGATTTTCACTAACACCTAATAAATTTGACGCTAAAGCTAATCCTGCTGCTATACCATTAGTATTTGACTTATCATCAATTAAAGATAATGCTTGTGCTATTAGTTGTTGATTGTCTGGAGTGTTTTGGCCAGCAGCGTCAATAAATCCAAGTAAACCACGACCATAGTTTCCATCTGCCCAGAAACGATTTGCACCTCCTATGGTATTAGGATCTATTTTTGCTTGGTCTGCTAAAGTTTGAGAAAAACTTAGAACTAAAGCACCTGATGATAAAGATGAGAGTACGTTATTTTCATTTATAGCATGGTCAATTGTTCCTGCATTTTCTAATCCAGTCTCAGTGGAAGATCCTCCTATAGAATTTTGAATTTCATCTATCACAGGGCCAACCGCACTATCAAATCCTGACATGATTGTGTTAATCGTTCCTCCCAATATCTCACCAATAATTTCTTCAGTCTCACAAAGTGGTGTTGGTCTATAGAATCCATCAACTGTTGGAGGAGGAACATCACTATTACCAGGCGTATCTAACACAGGAACACTTGGTATAACTGATGAAGTACTTACACCAGCAACTCCTGCCTCAGATGTAGCAGCATTAGAAGCTGCTTGTTCTGCTTTTTTCTTTTTTCTATTGAATGCTTTCTTTAATGCAGCAGCAATTAATCCTGCGAGTGCAAGACCTGCCATACCATTAAACATACATGCTATTTTTTCTAGACCCTCTACTTTTTTATTCAGTAATTCTAATGCATGAGAAGGTGGGGCAAGATTTTCTAAAGGTGCAAGTTTCTCATTAAACTCCTTAGTTGTAAACTGTTGAAGTTTATTCATCGTTCCTTTCATATATTTTGACATCTCCTCTGATGCATCTTCAATTGCTTTGTCAATATCTTTATTATTCTCTAATATTGGTAAACCAGCAGCAATATCAGCGTCTCTTAAGGAGTTTTGAAATTCTTCTATCTTGGAAGTTAACGTTGATATTACGGTCTGTATGTTTTTTGTATCTGATTGGGTGTCTGGATTAGGGCAAGCAAGTGCATGTTTTTCATTCAGAGTACCATATTTTTTTCTATCACCAGTAGTCTTTATATTATTTGAATCTGATGCTTCAACCATCACATTCTTTTTTGATGGTGAACTATATGCCTCATTACCTGCTTGTTTAGGTGCAAGATCTCCATCCTTAAGATGTTTTTGTTCAACAGGTTCCTCCTTTATCTCCTTAGAAAAGAAACTCACTGGAGTAAAGTTTTTTCCACCACTACCCTCTGTTCCCATCCTTCTTTCAAGTTTTGTCTTAGCATTGTTACCAAGACAACCCATAATTATAGGAGTCTGTTGATCTTTTCCATCAAGAAAGAATCCAAAAACAAAACTACCTTGTTTAATAGCGGGTGATTGATATGATCCACCATGACCTGTTCCAGCAGTCACAGGATACATCACCTGAGCCCAAGGAAGTTGCTCTGCGGTTACGTCTGTCTCATCTTGATCATGATGACCTATAATTCTAACCTTATATCGATATCCCCATGCTGGCATCTCTGAAATTTCTTCAAACTTATTAGGATTTTGATTTTCTCTCCACGTTGAATCGTCAGCAACTTGGCCTATAAACCAATAGAAACTGCCTCCTAAGAAACCAGGATTAAATAATGATGACGATTCCATATATTAGTCGTCGTATACTCTACACTCAAATGCATCAGGATGATTGTCACAATAGATTTCTAAATGCTTATCCTCATGTCTTGTATGCCAATCATTTATCTTTCCTTCATTTGGTTCCACAACATCATCTTTGTGAACATATTCATAGTCTGCATGAACTTCTTCTAGTTCGGATTTTTTATACTCTAACATACCATGATTAGTATGTTCTTTACCATCTTTAGGATCAAGATAAACTTCGTGATCTAA